AACCAGTAACTAGAGATATTGGATGTCTTAACGGCTTTACTGTACAAGAACTTGCAGGTGAAATAATATTTCTTGGTCGTGATGGTTTACGTACAGTTGCAGGTACAGCTAAAATTAATGACGTAGAACTTGGTACTATTAGTAAACCTATACAAGAATTATTTGAAGGTGAAACTGATGTTGACGACTTTAACAGTGTAGTTATTCCAGATAAAACACAGTATCGCATTTTCTTTTCTAAACCAAATAGTCAACTTGAATCTACAACAATTGGAGTTATTGCAGTAAGAAAAGCTCAGGGATATGAGTTTGCTAAACTAAAAGGTATTCAGCCAGCTTGTACAGATTCAATAAGTGTTCAGGGTGATACGTTTATATTACATGGTGGTTATGATGGCTATGTGTATAGACAAGAAAAAACTAACAAGTTTGACGGTACAAATATTATAGGTCGTTATCGTAGTCCAGATCTTACAGCAGGTGATGCAGGTATACGTAAAAACTTTCAAAGGGTTATTATTAACTATTCACCAACAGGTCTTGTAAACTCTGATTTGTTTTTGCGGTATGATTATGAAGATCCTAATGTACCAAGACCAGCAGCTTATCCTTTTGATTCAACGAAGGTAGTAGCTATTTATGGAACTTCATTATATGGAACAGCTACTTATGGTGGTCAGACAAACCCACTTGTAAGGCAACCAGTAGAAGGATCAGGTTTTGCTGTAGCACTTCGTGTTGTGGATAATGCGGAATCAGCACCATACTCACTTAAAGGTTTTCAGCTAGAATTTGATGTAGGAGCAAGAAGGTAAATGGCAGGTTATACAAGACAGTCTACATACACAGACGGTGATATTATACAGGCAGCAGACTCTAATGACGAGTTTGACCAACTTCTTGCTGCTTTTAATAATAGCACTGGACACGCACATGATGGGACTGCAGCAGAAGGTCCAGTAATTGGTCTTATTGGTGATGCAGGTGTTACTACTCCATTAAACAAAGTTGTAGTTAATGATACTAGCAACCAAGTAGAATTTAGCATTGACGTATCTAGTGTATCTACTCAACAGTTTTTAGTTAAAGATGGTGTTATTGAACCTACCACAGACAACGACATTGACTTAGGTTCAAGCGGTAAAGAGTTTAAAAATTTATACATTGATGGTACAGCTAACATTGATAGTCTTGTAGCAGATACTGCAGATATTAATGGTGGTACAATAGATAGTGCTGTTATTGGTGGAACTACGGCTGCTGCAATTACTGGTACTACAATTACTGCCAATACAAGTTTAGCTCTTGCTAGTGGTGCTACTGTTACTGCTATTCTTGACGAAGATACAATGACTTCTGACAGTGCAACTGCATTGGCAACACAACAATCTATCAAAGCATACGTTGACTCTCAAGTAACTGCTCAAGATTTAGACTTTCAAGCTGACACAGGCGGTGCTCTTAGTATTGACCTAGACAGTGAGACTATGACATTTACTGGTGGTACGGGTATTGATACCTCTGGTTCTGGTAATACTGTTACTTTTGCTATTGATAGCACTGTAACTACTCTTACTGGATCTCAAACACTTACAAACAAAACTCTTACAACTCCTATTATTTCATCAATCAGTAACACAGGCACCTTGACACTGCCTACAAGTACTGATACACTTGTTGGTAGAGCAACAACAGATACACTAACAAATAAAACGCTTACTGCTCCTATCATTAGTACTATTAGTAATACTGGTACACTTACACTACCTACCAGTACAGATACTTTAGTAGGTCGTGCTACTACAGATACACTAACAAATAAAACATTGACAAGTGCTGTACTGAATGGTACAATAAGTGGTACGTCAATTAAAGATGAAGATGACATGGTTTCTAATAGTGCATCTCATCTAGCTACACAACAATCAATTAAAGCCTATGTAGATGCTCAAGTTACTGCGCAAGATTTAGATTTTCAAGGTGATAGTGGTGGAGCACTAAGCATTGACTTAGATAGTGAAACACTTACTATTGCTGGTGGAACTGGTATTGATACAAGTGGGTCTTTAAATACTCTTACTGTTGCTATTGACTCTACTGTAGCTACACTTACAGGAACACAAACTCTTACTAATAAAAGTATTGATGCAAGTCAGCTTACTGGTACTGTGGCTAATGCAAGACTAGATGCAGAACTGCAAGCACTTGCAGGACTTACATCTGCAGCAGATAAAGGTATTCAATTTACTGGTTCTGGTACGGCAGCTACTTATGATCTTACTGCAGCAGGTAAAGCACTTCTTGATGATGCCGATGCAAGTGCTCAAAGAACTACATTGGGTCTTGGTACAATTGCCACACAAGATTCAACAAATGTAAACATTGATGGTGGTGCTATTGATGGTACTATTATTGGTGCTAATAGTGCAGCAGCAGGAACATTTACTACAGCTAATGCCACTACATTTAGTGGAGATTTAAACGGTACGATTAATACTGCTACTACAGGAACTACTCAGGCAGAGGGTACTAACAACACTACTATTGCAACAACAGCTTATGCTAACACTGCAGCAGATGCATCTGCCGTTGCATTGGCGATTGCTTTAGGATAAGAGGATAATATCAAATGGCAAACACATTCAAAGTTGTAACCAAGGCAGGGGTCACAACGCTTGACGACATCTATACTGTAGCTGCCTCTACAACCACAGTTGTTATTGGTCTGGTCTTAGGCAACACAACATCATCGCAAATTACAGCTACTGTCACTCTGTCGTCTGATACTGCAGCCCGTGCAGGTAACAACGATGAAGCAAACCAAGATGTAGAGATTGTGACTTCAGTACCAATTCCAGCTAATTCATCTTTGTCTGTGTTAGATGGTAAGATCGTTATGGAAGCGACAGACATTATTAAAGTTTCTGCATCTGGTGCAACGGATGTTATTCTTAGTATTCTGGAGCAAACCTAATGAGTAACCAAAGTGATCTTGCAAAATCTGCGGCAGGGTTTAACGGAGATCCTCTAAGCATTGATACAGCTAACAATCGGGTTGGCATTGGAACGAGTTCGCCTAGTGAAAGCCTAACAAATCGTGGCAATATATTCATTGAGACAAACTCAACATCTGCGGATAGTGGCAACGGATTGTTTTGGCAATCAACTACAGCGGGTTGGAATACTTCATCTGCCCATGCAGCAATCTATGGCAAACGCACAGATGCGTCTAACGGTTATCTAAGGTTTGACACACGTCAGTCTGGGACTACGCAAGAAGCCATGCGCATCGACAGCAGCGGTAACTTACAACTAACTTCTGTTGATCAAGATATTGAATTTAACGCAACTACTACTGCACATGAAAGCCGCCTAAAATGGAATTATGGGGGAACATTACAGAGTTGGATTGAAAGAGAGCATTCTGATGGTTCTATGGTTTTTGGCAACCAAGGCTCAGAACGCATGCGCATCACGAGCAGCGGTGAGCTTGTAAACACTGGCTCAACTTTGCCAAGTGCATCGGTTCAAGGTTTTGGCGTTCAAGACCAAACAATTCATACAAGTGCCACTTCAACGAGTACAAGAAACCATCATATTTTCTATAATGGGAATGGCGCTGTTGGCTCTATTAAAACATCTGGCTCAAGCACATCCTACAACACATCCTCAGACCACCGCCTAAAAGAAAACGTAATAGATGTCACCGATGGCATTACAAGGGTCAAACAACTAGAACCTAAACGATTTAACTTTATTGCAGACGCAGACAGAACGGTAGATGGCTTCCTTGCCCACGAAGCACAGGCAGTCGTACCAGAGGCAGTCACAGGTACACACAATGAGGTTGACGATGATGGCAATGCGGTCATGCAGGGTATCGACCAAAGCAAACTTGTGCCATTGCTCACGGCTGCACTGAAGGAAGCAATCACTAAGATTGAAACACTAGAAACAGAGATGACATCTGTTAAGGCACGACTAGACGCATTGGAGGGTAACTAATGGCAGGTTACATTGGCAGTCAAACACCTGTAGTCTCTAACGGCTCTCAACGTAAGTAC